ACAAATAGATTATAATGAAGAGCTTTATAACTCATCAGTAATTACTAAAGGTAATTTTCAATGGGTTAATGGTATAAAAGATACAAGCGTTATATTTTATCCAGATAAAAACGGTAGATTTTATGTGTCTTGGGTACCACCGATGCACATGCAAAACAAAGTTACTGTAAAAAATGGATTAAAATACCCTGGTAATGAGCACGTTGGAGCATTTGGATGTGATAGCTATGACATATCAGGAACAGTTGACGGCAAAGGATCAAAAGGATCGCTGCATGGTTTAACAAAGTTTAGTATGGACGAAGCTCCCGCTAATCATTTTTTCTTAGAATATGTAGCTCGACCAGCAACAGCCGAAATGTTCTTTGAAGACGTTTTAATGGCGTTAGCGTTTTATGGTATGCCTTTACTAGCAGAAAACAACAAGCCGCGTTTATTATACTACTTAAGAAGAAGAGGTTATAGAGGCTACTCAATGAATAGACCTGATAAAGCTTGGAATAAACTGTCTGTTACAGAAAAGGAAATAGGTGGCATACCTAACTCCAGCGAAGATATTAGGCAAGCACACGCTGCCGCTATTGAAATGTACATACAAGAACACGTTGGCGTTAAAAGTGATGACACACATGGTGATATGTATTTTAACAGAACATTAAACGATTGGTCTAGATTTGATATAAACAAAAGAACAAAGTTTGATGCTGCTATTAGTTCAGGCTTAGCTATAATGGCTTGTAATAGACATTTATATACACCAAATATAGATAAAGAAAAAACTAAAGTAAATATAAGTTTTGCTAGGTACTCAAATACCGGTGCAAGATCACAAATAATTAAATAAATATGTCCGAGAAAGCAATAAAAGGTTATTTTCCTAGTCAAGTGGTTAGCGACCAAGAAAAAGCTAGTTATGATTATGGTTTGAAAGTAGCTAAAGCTATTGAGTATGAGTGGTTTGGTAAAGACACTGGTTTAAATAGATTTAAAACCAATCAAGCTTCATTTCATAAGTTAAGGTTATACGCGAGAGGCGAGCAAAGCATACAGAAATATAAAGATGAGTTATCTATTAATGGTGACTTATCTTATCTTAATTTAGACTGGAAGCCAGTCCCAATAATCCCTAAGTTTGTAGATATAGTAGTAAACGGTATTGCTGAAAGAACATATGACGTTAAAGCATATTCTCAAGATCCGTACGGCGTGAGCAAAAGAACTGAGTACATGGAATCAGTCATGAGAGACATGAGGTCAAAAGAACTAAATAACTATGTACAAGACGCGTTTGGCATAAATATGTTTGAAAATGACCCTCAGTCATTACCAGAAAATAATGAAGAGCTATCATTGCATATGCAGTTAAGTTACAAGCAATCGGTTGAGATAGCAGAAGAGCAAGCAATAAACGTTTTATTAGAAGGAAATAAATACGAACTCACAAAAAGAAGGTTATATTATGATTTAACGGTACTAGGTATAGCTGCTGTTAAAAATTATTTTACAACTTCAGAAGGTGTTAAAATAGAATATGTTGATCCTGCTAATTTAGTGTATTCATACACAGAAAATCCTTATTTTGACGATATATATTATGTTGGTGAAGTAAAAAATATTCCAGTAAATGAACTTAAAAAGCAGTTTCCTGATTTAACAGATGGTGAGCTAGAAGAAATACAACAACAAGGTATTTATAATGACGGTTACTCTAATAGATCGTCATATGAAAGAACGCATTTAGATAAAAACATTATACAGGTTTTATACTTTAATTATAAAACTTATGCTAACGAGGTTTATAAAGTAAAACAAACCTCGTCAGGTGCTACAAAAATGCTACAAAAAGACGATTCATTTAATGTACCTCAAGGGGAAGAAAAGTTTACTAGAGTATCTAACGCTTTAGAAGTTTTGTATGAAGGAGCTTTGGTATTAGGTAGTAAAAGATTATTAAAGTGGGAGCTAGCTACAAATATGGTTAGACCTAAAAGTGATTATACTAAAGTTAAAATGAACTACAGTATTGTTGCACCACGTATGTATAAAGGTAAAATTGAATCTTTAGTTGGTAGAATAACTGGTTTTGCTGACACTATACAGTTAACTCACTTAAAGTTACAACAGATAATGTCACGTATGGTTCCTGATGGAGTGTACATGGATGCTGATGGTTTAGCTGAGGTTGACTTAGGTAACGGCACAAATTATAACCCACAAGAAGCGCTAAACATGTTTTTTCAAACTGGTAGTGTTATAGGTAGATCATTAACTTCTGAGGGTGACATGAATCCAGGTAAAGTACCTATACAAGAAATAGCTAGTGGTAGCGGTGGTGCTAAGCTTCAAAGTTTAATTGGCACATACAACTATTACCTACAAATGATAAGAGATGTAACTGGTTTAAATGAAGCAAGAGACGGAAGTGTTCCAGATAAAAACGCCCTAGTAGGTGTACAAAAACTTGCAGCTGCTAATAGTAACACGGCAACTAGACACATACTACAAAGTGGTTTATTTTTAACATCGGAACTAGCAGAGTCTTTATCACTTAGAATATCTGATATAATAGAATATGCACCAACAAAAGATGCGTTTATACAAGCTATAGGTGCTCACAACGTAGGTACTTTAGAAGAGATGCAAAATTTACACCTATATGATTTTGGAATATTTATAGAGTTAGCGCCAGATGAAGAAGAAAAACAGTTACTTGAAAACAACATACAAGTTGCTATAGCGCAGAAAAACATAGAGCTAGAAGATGCTATAGACGTTAGAGAAATTAAAAATTTAAAACTTGCTAATCAATTACTAAAATTAAGGCGTAAAAAGAAAATTGAAAGAGATCAGATGATCCAGCAGCAAAACATACAAGTACAATCGCAAGCTAACGCACAAGCACAGCAGGTTGCTGCTCAAGCTGAAGTTCAAAAGCAACAAGCTTTAACACAGAGCAAAATACAACTAGAGCAAGCTAAAGCTCAACTAGACACGCAGAAACTACAAAGCGAGGCTATGTTGAAAAAAGAATTAATGAACCACGAGTTTCAAATTAACATGAAGTTAAAAGATATGGAGATCGTGGCATTAAAAACTAAAGAGTCTAATAAAGAAGATCGTAAAGATGAACGTACTAGAATACAAGCATCGCAGCAATCTGAATTAATAGACCAAAGAAAAACTGGCAAACCACCTAAAAAATTTGAGTCTACAAGTAATGATATACTTAGTGGCGATTTTGATTTAGGTATGTTTGAGCCAAGATGATTTGTTTAATTTTATAATATTATATTATGGCTAAAAAAGATGTAAAAAAAGCAGAGGAGGCTGTTGAGAAAATTGATGAAACTCAACAAGCTAAACCAAAAGAAGAGGTTAAGTTTAAAGTAAAACCTAAAATGAAAAAAATCAACAAAGATGAAATAATAAAAGTTGATTTACGACAGGTTGACAAAGACGAACCAAATAAAGAAGAAGAAGTTAAAGAAACTACAGAGGAAAAAGTAGAAGAAACTTCAGAAGCTGTTTTAGAAGAAGTAAAAGATGAAGTAGAAGACGAAAAAGAAGAGCAAGAAGAAACACCTATATTAGAAGAGGTGAAAGAAGAAGAAACTAAAACAGAAAGTAAAGAAGAGATTAAAGAGGATGTGGTTGAGGAAACTCAAGAAGAAGTAGAACCGCCACAACCTAAGTTACCAGAGAACATTCAAAAAGTTGTAGACTTTATGGAAGAAACTGGTGGTGATCTTGAGGATTACGTTAAATTAAATCAAGACTACAGTAAGTATGATGATACAGCTGTGTTGAGAGAATATTACAGACAAACAAAACCTCATTTAACATCAGGTGAAATTGACTTTTTAATGGAAGACGGTTTCACATATGATGAAGAGGTTGACGATCCAAGAGATGTAACTAGAAAGAAATTGGCTTTTAAAGAGCAAGTTGCTTCTGCCAGAAGCCATATGGATAAATTAAAATCCGAATACTATACAGAAATCAAAAGTGGGGTTAAGTTAACTTCAGAACAGCAAAAAGCTATTGATTTTTTTAGTAGATACAATGATGAGAAACAAGAGAGTGATAAGACACTTAAAACTCAACAAACAACTTTTGTCAATAAAACTAATGACGTTTTCAATGATAACTTTAAAGGTTTTGAATACAACGTTGGCGACAAAAGATACAGATTTAACGTTAAAAATACTAGCGAGGTAAAATCAACTCAAAGCGATATTAACAATTTTGTAAAGCGTTTTGTTGATAAAAAGAATATGATGAGCGACGCAGTTGGTTATCATAAATCTTTATTTACCGCTATGAATGCTGACGCTGTAGCTAATCATTTTTATGAACAAGGTAGAGCAGACGGTATAAAACATAGTATGGCTAATGCTAAAAATGTAGATATGACACCGCGTCAAGCATCAACAGATGTTCAAGCGAGTGGAATTAAAGTTAGAGCTGTAAGTGGTGATTCACCATCTAAAATTCGATTCAAGATTAAAAAATAAGTTTAACATTACAAAATATAATAAAAAATGGCAGTAATAACTCCCTCGGGCGGGTCGAATTTAAATTCGGTTCCTGCTCCGGCAAAACAAACACTCTCATCAAATTATATAGATTTTACTGCGTCTGGCACAGCGGGTTGGGCACAGCAGTATCTACCAGATTTGATGGAGGCAGAAGCAGAGGTGTTCGGAAAAAGAACTATCTCTGGATTTTTAGAAATGGTCGGCGCTGAAGAAGCAATGACATCAGATCAAGTAATTTGGTCAGAACAAGGTAGATTACATATTAAGCTTGCAGCTACTGTAACTACTGCGTCTTCTGGTTTAATTACATTTGGCTCAGCTCATGAAATTAGAGTAGGTGATACTATTCTTGTACACAAGGCTGCTGCAACATTAAAATGCTATGTTTCAGCTGTTCCAAGTGCAACTACTATCACGGCTCTTCCTTATGCGCAAGCTAACCTAGGAACTGGATCATCTTTTGGCGATGGTAACTCTGTAACTGTATTAGTTTACGGTTCTGAATTTGCTAAAGGTGTTGCAGGTAGAACTGAAGCGATAGCTCCTTCTTTTAAATCATTTACTAACAAACCAATTATAATTAAAGACATGTATCAGGTTTCAGGATCTGACGCTTCTCAAGTAGGTTGGGTTGAAGTAACTGGTGAAGACGGACAAAATGGATACTTGTGGTATCTAAAAGCTGAAGGTGACACTAGAGCTAGATTTGCTGATTACTTAGAGATGTCTCTAGTAGAATCAGAAAAGAAAGCAGCAAGTGCAGCTGGTGGCGTACCTGATGGTACTGAAGGTTTATTCGCGGCTATAGAAGATAGAGGTCACACTACAACTGGTGTTGACGGAAACACTGCAGCTGAGGATTTAGATGATTTTGATGAAATACTA